GAACCGCGAACCGCGAACCGCGAGACGCGAGACGCGAGACGCGAGACACCATGCGTAAACCGCGAACCGCGAACCATGCACCATGTAACGTGATACACGCTACACACTTCAAAGGCGAACGAACCGCGAACCGCGAGACGGGTTTAGAAAAAACCGGGAAGGGAAGGTTATGCAAAAAACGCATAGTTAGAAAAATTTTCGGATACCCTAAGAAAAAGAGTTGACAAGTTGATATTAGTTGATTTAAGGTAGAGGCCTCAACAACAGGAGAACCCTCATGAAAACCACCGTTTCCCGTTATGACTTTGAACGCGCGTTTTCAGACGCGAATAGAAAAGAAAACTTTAGCTATGAGGGTCTAGCCCTCTTGTTTGACTATATGGAAGAGTACGAAGAGAGTACGGGAGAGGAAATCGAGTTAGACGTTATTGCCATTTGTTGCGACTACTGCGAAGACACCTTAGAGGATATTGCCAATAACTACGGCATTGACCTAGTAGAGGTTGACGAAGACGAACAACAAGAATACGTGCGCAACTATTTAGAGGCGCATACAACCTTAATTGGTGAAACCTCTACGGGTTTCGTCTACGCTTGTTTTTAAGAGGTACACCATGAATTTTGAAACTGTCAAAGAGGGGCCCCTCATGGGGCAATTGGTTCGCCTTCCATGTAATGGGCCTTCCGTACGGGTTCATGAATTGGAGTGGCAAAAAAGGGGCCTGTCTTATACCGCTAGTGGCTACGGGGCAAAGATACCTACACGCTACATGGTGCGAACCATTGACCAAAAATGGCGAAGAGTGTATTGCGCCATTTTTTCTAACATTGGAACAACGTACGTTGTTCATGGAAACCAAAAAACAATTGTAGAGGTGAACCCATGAGATTTGCATTTGTACCTAAGGCCCAATACAAAATTGGCCAAATCATTCAAGTACACGGGAAAACCGTACGTGTGGAAAGTTACACACACACGGGGAGAAACGTAGTTGTGCACACGGTAGATGCGCCCAAATTTGAACGCATAGTGTGTATCTGTATTGAACCTAACCGTTTCATTCAAGGAGTGACACTATGAAAAGCATTTTTTATATCGAAGTAACGGATACTTTTGGAGACGAAGCAAACTATTCATGGGTAACCCGGTTCAAGGTTCACGCGAAGAGTGAATTAGGGGCTATTCGGAAAGTCTCACGGGAAATGGGCCTTAGGTTTCGCAAAGACTTTGACACGGGAGACTTGTCAAAGTATAGGGCCTTGAATGCGTGTATTTGTGCGTTTCTATCGGGTTACGAAGACGAAGAAACGCGGTTTTTTAACGTCAAATCAATTTGAGGGGCACACCATGCGAACAATCGAAACCACAATTTACGCCTTTGATGAATTGCCGGAAGGGGCAAAAGAAAAGGCTATAGAAAAAATGCGGGAAATAACTGAATACCCATGGTTTACAGAATGCAAAGACAGCCTAAGGGCCTTTTGTGATGAATTTAACGTAAAAGTTACAGACTACTGCCTGTCGAATGACTATCGCGCATTTGTCTCTACAGACGCAACAACAAGACACTTTAGAGGGGTAAAACTGTCTTCCTTTGACAGGGAAGCAATGCCGACAGGGTTTTGCTTTGATTGTGATCTACGTTACACCTTTTTTGATGAATTCAAAAGGACAGGAGACGCAAATCACGCCTTTGAGACTGCAATTGAAGCATTTGTGTCAACAGTGGCAAAGGACATTGACTACTACTTTAGTGATGAAGCAATTGTCGAATCAATACGGGCAAATGACTATGAATTTACGGAAGAAGGAGCATTGACATGAATACCGCATACACCATTCAAGACCAAGAACAACTCGCGTATCTAACGGGAGACGTTCGCACTGCTAACCTATTGGCCCAAATTGTGGAATTGGAAGAAAAGGTTAGAGTACTTGAAGACCAAATTGAAGACACCATGACACTAGAAGAGTGGGAAAAACGCAATGGGCCCGCATATGACTATGTGCAATTTTTTCAGGGGTGTTTTGAACGTCTATCAGGACATTATCCCTGTCCAAGTGTGACAAGTGGCTATGACAAGTCAATTGTCTTTGATGCAATTGAACGGGGAGAAGAGGCCAAAAATTGCGCCACTGATGAATCCCGTTCATATGGGCCAAGAGGTTGACACCATGCGTAAAACAACCATTGACAATCTTTGCGAGACTGTTAACACACGTAACAATGTGTCATACCCTATGAAGGGGTATACGTACTTTGCCGATATACGGGGAGACGGAAGAAACATTAGGCGTGTCTACGTCATAACGAATGACAAAGGGGGCGTAACTGCCTGTCATAACGGGAAAACCTATCGTCATACCGCAAAAAACTTACGGGAATTATTGGAGAAGACAGCATGACTTACTTCTTATTTTCAGATCACGGAACATGGCATAAAGAGGTCTTAGCAACTACATGGCGGGAGGCCTTACGTCAGGCTAGAGTTAAATTTGGTATTGGCGGGAAACTGCGTATATGCCGCCATATCAATTGCGAAAGCCGGGATTATCACCTTGACGGGACTAGCTACACATTTTCATTAAGAAAGGTTACATCATGAACCTAAAAGATGATGATTACGTGTTGGAAGAGGGCGCAGCATGGTTTACTGTTGAGGGCTTTTCTGTCCGCATACTGTCTGTCAATGAGGGCTTATGGATAGCTGTCTATAAAAATGGGGAAGAGATGGAAGACCCTGTTGCAAGCACTTTTGCCTACAATGAAGAGGTGTCAGTTGATAAAGGGGAAACAGCATGAAAAACACAAACAAATGGCACTTTGTTAACCATGATGAGCAGTATCACGATTACGACAAGGAGTTGTATTCGATGCCTGATGACGGCAACACAAGCATAGATATGCGACTGACATTTGATTCAGAAGACCGCATCTGCTACTACACCATCAGTCTGCATAACGACAACGGAGACACGATTGATTGGGAAAAGACCCACCGGATCCCTTGGGACACTGGCGTGGCAATGCTTGCAGCAGACGGAATGACTTTCTTTAAGGAGTCAACAGCATGAAGTATTACA